AAGCATCAAAACTTACTATCCACTCGACACCATTGTATTGAATGATATCATTTGTAGAAGCTACCAAGTCACCCCAGGCACCATTTTGTACAACATCATTGGCCAGTAAGTAGCGTTGACCGTTTGCTACAGCAGGTATATTACCAGAGCCTGGTGAACTGCTTTGCGGATCAATAACACCATTGATCATAACAACAGTATCATTGGGCAACGTAGTAGTATCAAGCGAGTAGCCTAGGATGTTTTCATTGCCATCAATTTCAGCCACTCGCAATATTACTTCTACTGGATCAACAGGATCTCCTAGCTTTAGTCTAATTTCAGTAATTCCATTGTGTATGCCACCATAATGACTAAAGTGTTCTTTCCAACTTAGTGTGCCACCTGTACTTAAATTGTTAATACCGTTTTTTTGGTTAAGCAGTTGAATGTAATCTTCTGTAACCTTAATGTGTCTATCTTCAAATGTAATCCATTGTCTAGTTTGTATAGAAGATTCATTTAAAATAATGTCATCAATGAAGCCGTAATTAGCAGTAACATTATTAAGAATACTATGAATAAGAACTTGACGCTTAACCTTAGCTGGCGGGCTTAGATAGATTGGTAGTTGGAAGATTAAACTTGCAACGTCAATAATGTCATCTGTTCCTTGTGGAATACTACGAGCAGTCCAGGTAATGTTAATAAGCTCTACAACAGCCAAGCTAGTCCAATCATATGGATTTTGACTGCTTTGCAAGTTAACACTTGGGTTGAACAGTAACAACAACTGTTCAAGTAGCTGTAGTTTTTGTTCTGTATTGCTTGTCCAAATATCAACGTTGATAGTTAAGTCATATGGAATAGGAGCATGACGTTCTAGTGTATAAGTTTCACCAATTTGATCAATGTATGTTCCTGCGTTGGGATCATATGTCTTTTCATAAACCTGTACGCTATCTTGGAACGTTGGATTTAATCTACGTTCAGGATTAGGAACAAGTTCGGCAATGTAACAACTAATTGCAGGAACACTTATAATTGTGTTTTCACTGTTGGAACGAAGAATGTGCTGACTCATACGGTTAGTATCGCCGTATCGTACAGGCACTTGATGATAAATGTCAGCACCATTTGCGTCCTTACCCATCTTAACACTAAAGCCACCAAACAATCGCATGAACTGTAATAACCAGCGTCTTATCTGTTGATCATAAAAATATTGTTGTGCCATTAATTGTCTGCCTTAGGTTTAGTGAACACTCTACTTAGTGGCTGACGTTGATCAATAGTTTCTTTACTACCACCCATACCATTGACGCTTGTTGTAGCATTGTTATTAATAAACTTACCAGCATTGTATGTGGCAGTTGACCAACCAACTTGATTCAAGTTGTCCATAACTCTATGCCAGCGATTTCCTCGATAGACAAATAGTCTATTAGGATTAAAGTCAACACGCATAAACAAATCACCTTGGCCTGGGCTACTTGGGAAAGTCAATCCGGTTGATACACCTGTACTATCTCCTTGGCTAGCAACGTACTCAGAAGTTCTAACAACATTATCTGGTACACCATCTGGGTTGCCATCAAAGCCTTTAATAGTTGGAGCAAATGTTGTCATGTCTGTTGTTGTATAACCAGCATTAGGTGTTAATACTTCAGCACTGGCTAGAATGGCATTAGAAATTGCTATTTCCTTTTGGTATGTGCTTAATGCGTTTTTCAAACTATCCTCATCTTCTGGATTACCTAGTAAGCTACGATATTCTTGTGCGTCATTGATAGGTGCTGCCTTGATGCGCCACAAGTGCGGCCACCAAGTTGGACCAAAACCTTCTGCGGCACGTGCCGCATCTTGAATAGAATAAAACTTGTTAATGCTCTTTGCTGTAGCATCTAACAGTAAGTCATCGTTTAAGTGTGGAATCTCAATAACATCACCTGCCATAAGCTTACGCCCAATACGTTCAACCATTTCATTGGTATGGAATGTGATAAACAGCGTGTCAGCATTTAAGAATAGGCCAAATTGGCTCAAGTCAAAGTCTTGATCAGTCACGTTGTAAGTTCCGCGTAGCTCGTAAATTGTAGTATCATACACACGGTCGCGGTTTTCCATGAACAAAATGTCCTGGATATCCATTTCGTTGATTTCTGATTTTGCGCCTAGATTAGGACGAGCAGGATCAGAACCATCTTCGGTGGCCGCTGGTCCAAGATATTTGTGTATTAGTATGGTAGTACCGCCCGCCCCTACCGCTTCACGAATGATTCGGTCCTGATAGTAGTAGTCTTGCGTTTTAGCGTTCTTCCAAAGCGATATTTTTGGCATAAGTTTCCCAGGACCATTTTGGTCCTATAATTGTAAGCTATTTACCGGTTCTAAGTACTTGACAGGCCCGCAAAGATAAGTTATAATAGACAAATCGCTAAACAACTTTTAGGAGTAAAAATGGCTACAGCAACCAAAAAAGCACCTGTAAAAATGGCTCGTGTGTCTAAAAAGCAAGTAAATGCACATCGCACTAAGACTGCCCGTGACAACAGCCCACATTGGGACGGTGCCCAAGACTGGGACGAGGCAAAATTTAATGGCCATTTTCGTACAGCAATGTCCTACTATCGTCTGGAGTCCACTACAAAAGATCTGCGTCTAAAAGTTGTAGAGTGGATGGAACTAAACAGCTATGCCAAAGATGAAATTAATGCGTTCCGCAAACTTAAAGACAGCCGACTGAATAGTACAATGTGTGCTATTGCCGCTTGCCTGCTTCGTGGTATGCCAGAAGTACACGAAAGCTTTAACAGCGGTAAAGACACTGGTGCATGGTTGCGCGGCGCCATTGCAGATTCTATTGCGTCAGGCACATATGATAATGATGAGCCAGAAGAAACAGTTGAAGCAAAGCCCGAAGTAAAGAAAGAAACAATCCAGGACCGTTTGGCAGAAAAGTTTGCTGAAGCAATGGGCGAGATTGAAGGGGCTATTGACGAGTTCCTTGCTACTGGCAAAGAGTTTTCTACTTACAAATTTTTGTCAGCACAAAATATTGCAGTACAATACTCATCTAAGATTCCAGATATCATCCAACACAAACTTAATGAGATGAACGAGGTGTTGGAAGGTAAAGATGCTCAATTGCTTGAAGGTTACAAGCACATGGGCAAGCGTGAGATCAAGGCGTATATCAAGTTCCTAGAAAACATCATTAATGATTCTGTAGCATACAAGACAAGTAAGTTGGCTACCCGTGCTAAGCCTAAGCGTAAGCCCGTGCCACCTGAGCGTCAAGTTAAAGGACTCAAGTTCCTTAAAGAGTTTGCAGAGCTTGGACTTAAGAGTATCAACCCAACTGAGATTTTGGGTGTAAGCGAGTTGTGGACTTATAATACTAAGACCCGTAAGCTAGGACGTTTTGTTGTTAGTATGCATGGTGACATGGCTATTAGCACACTTGGTGTTAAAGGTAGTGCTATCACAGGCTACGATGAACTTAAGAGTACGTGTAAAACACTCCGTAAGCCTGCAGAGAAGCTTGCAGAGTTTAAGACACAAGGCAAGCCCGGATTGCGTAAGTTTATGGACTCTATTAAGAGCGTAGAGACCAAGCTAAAGGGACGCATTTCGCCAGAAACCATCTTGCTTCGAGCAATCAAGTAAGTTTTGCTACCAGTCTCCGGTAAATACTACCGGAGACTCTCATGGCAGAACTAAACACAAATACAACACAACGAGCTAAAGCAATCAAGTACATCGAGTTAAATCTCGGTGGTGGCATGGTTGATATTGAGCTTGACAAAGAACATTATGACATGGCTCTTGATAGAGCCATTGGCTATTACCGTCAACGTAGTAGCAGGGCTGTTGAAGAAAGCTTTATGCTTTTGCGCCTAAGTCCAGATCAAAGTAACTATCGCTTGCCTGATGAAATTATTGAAGTAAGAGTAATGTACCGTCAAAGCGCCGGCGGTGTTGGTAGTTCTGCCACAAACTTTGAACCATTTGAAGCCGGTTACTTAAACATGTACATGTTAAATGCCGCACGTGGTCAAGGTCTTGCTACATTTGAATTATACATGGGACAGCGAGAAATGTTAGGCCGCATGTTTGGTGCCAACGTAACATTTACATGGTCTAACTCATCTAAGATTTTAAATTTACATCGTAACGTAAAAGCAGAAGAAAGCACAGTATTACACACTTATAACTATCGTCCAGACGAAGCATTGCTAACTGATGTGTATGCAGGACAATGGTTAAAGGACTATGCTCTTGCCGTGGCTAAAATGAGTTTAGGACAAGCACGTAGTAAGTTTGCTAGTTTAGCTGGCCCTCAAGGTGGCGTACAGTTAAACGGCAACGACTTGATTCAACAAGGACAAGCAGAAAAGGACAAGTTAGAAGAAGCATTGTTAAAGTATGAAGACGGGGGTACTCCGCTAGGCTTTATATTTGGATAAGATATGAAAATCAGCGAGTTAAAATTAGATGAGATAGAACGCCTGAGTCCTAGCGGCTACGAAGGTGGCAAAGAATATCTCAACAACAAAACTGCTGGCAAGCAAGTAAAAAAGCTGCCAGGCAACAGTGGGTTGCTGTATTCTACCAGCGAAGGAAGATACGGCGGTACTGACATCAAACTTTGGGATCCAAACGGTAAAGATTTTATTGCTCAAAAAAGTAAAGAACAAGAGCCGGAGCCAGTACAAAAACGCAGAGAAGCATATCGTGATTATATGTGGAGACTTCGTAGATGGCGAGAAGAACAAGAGGGCTTGAATGCTCCAGGACAACTGATTGGCAAGCTGTCAGTGGACGAAGTCAACAGTTTCCCATTGCGAAGAGCAGTACAAGTAGGAACAATCACAGTAGATGAAGACTATCGTGGCATGGGCTTGGCCAAGGCATTATACGGTATTGTGCTAACTATTATGAAACGACCATTGCTTGCAGGAACTAGTCAAACACCAGGTGGTCGTAAGAATTGGGTAAGTCTTGCTAGTATTCCTGGAGTTGAAATGAAGGGTTACATTAGTATTGATGAAGATGATTTACGAACTAGAAATGTTTCAAGAAGCAACCCGGACCGTGGCTTTCTCAATAGTCAGAACAAACAAGTAGATAAAATCATTGACACCATCATGGGACAACTAGGTGGTCAGTACATTGGTAAGGGCAGGTACGGCGATGCTTATTTTGGGTTTGATGTTAAGCCAAACATAACAGGAACAGAATTAGAAGCCCACGTTAAAACTAAATTGAGTGCTGTATACGGCAACTATAATTCAGAGACTGGCTTATATGCTGTATGGAATGGATAATGTCTAAGTACTCCACATTACTTTATAAGATATACCATTGGGTTGCAATGATTCCGGGAAAAATTTCTTGGAGCAAGAAAACATATATTACGGTAACTGATAGAGATGAGCTTGCTAGATTACTTGCAAACGGATATTACATTATTCTAACAGGCGACAAGCATCACCTTAGCAGTATTGTAGTATCATTTTTGTCATGGGTCAAAACCGGAGTATGGGCAAATTACACTCATGCCTTAATGAACTGTGATAACATAACTGACCCAACAGATACTGCCAGCTTTAAGTTTGT